CAGGATTTCCCTGCCTTTCGGATTCCCTTCGATCCGCCTAACTATGCCAACCATAGAGCAAAGAAGCGGCCGTCTTCTGGGATACACCACCTTCGCGAATGGGACGTCGAGCCCGAATGGGAGCAATGGGTGGTCTTTGTACACTTCTGTTACAAAGCCAACCACGGTTCGCCGTTTGAAGCCCGTCGACCTATTCGCCGGTGGTACCCAGAGAACTGTCACGTCTTTCTCTTATGATGACAGGCTTGTTCGAACTCTGTTGCCAAACGTTGACTATCGCCCGTTGTCCACTCAAGTCACGGCCGGATTCCTCGACTCCTTGTCGACGAACCTGGACGTCCTAAATGGACCTCTTCGGGCGAAAATCAAAGATGACAACGTGAATTTCGCGCAAGTCTGTGCTGAGTATCGCCAAACGTGTAGTTTGTTTAGCGATGCTGCCGTCGGTATTGTTCGTGCTTTCCGTTCGTTCCGGTCCGGGAGGGGCTTCGCAAGTGTCGTTAGATACTTGCGGGACCCTAACACCGATATAGCCAGAGATATCTCGTCGCAGTGGCTGCGTATCCAATATGGATACCGACCGCTGCTATCCGATATCTATGGAGCTGCTGAAGCGTTAGCCCATCAGATCCAAGAAGGCTTCCCTCACTACGTACGTGTGCGCCGTGACGAGACTCTTGTTACCTCTAGAGTGGAATACCACTCGAACGGTCACTCGATCCTCATCACGGAGTCGCATAACATGCGTAGACGGGGAGTCGCCCGCTATACGGTGCAAGACGCGACCCTTAAGTCCGTCTCCCAGCTCGGCCTTACTAACCCGGCTCTACTTGCTTGGGAACTGATTCCCTTCTCGTTCGTCGTGGATTGGCTCATACCTGTCGGCGGGTGGCTCTCTTCCCTCGATGCCTTAGTCGGCACCAAGGATCTGAGAGTCGTCCGTTCCTACAGTTACGACCGTCATCACACAGCGTCCGCTTTGGGAGCAGTCCGGAACTACAGGACTTCGGCTAAATACCGAGGTGCTGTAGAAACGAATATCGGACTGCCTCGGCTGGCTTACCAGCCTAGCACCAGTTACCTGAAAGTAGCTAATGGACTAGCCCTCCTCACACAGCTCCGGCGCGGCTTTACGCGCTGATTTCAGCTATGAAAGGCACACTGTGAGTCAAATCACTGGACCCCTCTCCATCAACAATGGAGCGGCCACGCCTGTGGCCAAGTCGTTCTCACCCGAGCGCGTGGCTCCCGGACAATCGGTCTTCACCGAACGTTCGGCAGCTGTTTCCGCTGGCTTCTACAAGCTCAGCGTCGGTTATTCGGAAGCTTCTTCGAAGCGGCCGACCAACCGCGTTGATCTGACGCTGGACCTTCCGGTCCTGCAGACGATCAACGGCGTCTCGACGGTGGCGTACGTCGGTCGTTTCAAGGGATACTTCGTGATCCCGGACACGATGACGGCCGCCGAACGCGCGGATCTCCACGCGTTCGTCGCCAACGCCCTCGACAACACGGCGGTGAAAGCCGTCGTGAAGGACCTCGACCCGATGTACTGATGCCAGACTTCGGTCAGGTCATCAAGTAGTTAGTTATAACACTTGATTCGAAAGGAATCGTATGAACGCCAACTTCCCACTCCTCCGTGTCTACGCTTGCGAAAGCGCGGATGACTTCGATGATCTGGTCGAGTGGGGGAAAGACCCGAAAGGGATCTCCTTCACAGACCAGAAAATCCTCGAGGCCGTCCGTCGCTTCTTCGCTAGCGATGACTCAGAGGAATTCGTTTGGGGTGTTTGCGTCACTGTACGATCCGAACCTGTTTTTGTCATTCTCACGAAAGACTAAACAGGAGGACGTATGGCGAAGCTAGACGCCGCTAGGCATAGCGCTCAAGTCCTTAGGCTTGAGCTCTCGCTTGTAAGCCGTCTATGCGAAAGCATAGACACTCCCCGGAGCCTCATGGTCGCGTTACTGATTAAGTATCGCGAGTACGATCAGCTGGCAGATCTCACGATTGAGGTCGATCATTACTTGGATGTTCGTCCCTTTGAGGACGACTACCTCGTAACGTCGATTCTATCGAAGAATCCTCGGCTGCCCGTTTCCCGCGATCCTGAAAAGGAAGCGATCAAGAAGTTCTGGGAAGCAGAAGGTCATTGTGCCGAAACCAACGAGCGCCTTAGCTCATTCTCAGAGGATCCGCGCTGTGCGGATCCGGACGTACTACGTGTTGTGCTTTTAGCGCAACAGTACATCCAGAGAATCCTCGGACCGCTTCGGCGATCCGAGATCAGCTATGCTGAAGCTAATATGCGATTTGGTCCCGGTGCAACGACCTCCCTGTCGGGTGTTGTGACTCAGGGCAAGAAGTATTCGCGTCGAGCCTTGGACGCTACCCCGAGGGTACTCCCTTTTCGAACTTTCGGTTTTCCGGAGCTCTGGAAAGAGTCCGTAAGAGACGTCTGTCTCCGTCGGAGTTCGAAGATGAGAGTTGTTCCCAAGAAGGCAACTTGCGGTCGAACTATATGCATCGAGCCCGATTTGAACATTTTTGTTCAACTTGGGCAGGGTGCACTGATTCGGCGCAAGCTTGCTGACTTTGGTCTCGACTTGAGTACTCAGGAAGTCAATCAGAAGCTGGCTCGTGCCGGCTCTCTAAATGACGACCTCTGTACGATGGACTTGTCCAGCGCGAGCGACCTCATATCTCGTGAGGTCGTGTGGCTTTTGCTACCGTATGCTTGGGCAGATTTCCTCCATTTCTCACGGGTCGACTTCGTCGAAACCGAAGAAGGGGAGAAGGAGCTGCACAAGTGGTCAAGCATGGGCAACGGGTATACCTTCGAGCTCGAAACGCTCATTTTCTACTCCATACTCCTTGCGAGTCTTGAAGTAGGGGAGCGCTTCGACAAGGTCGGTGAGACTATCGCTTATGGCGATGACCTCATCTTTCCTTCGTCGATCGAGCCGTTGGTCCGGAGAACCTTGAACTTTCTCGGTTTCAAGGTGAACGCTCGGAAGACCTTTGGCAAAGGTAACTTCCGAGAATCTTGCGGGACTGACTGGTTTCTGGGTCATAATGTTCGCCCCTTCTTTTTGAAGAGTGATCATCATGATTTCCCAACGACCTGTTATATCATTGCTAATGGCTTACGTCGTTTGGCTCGCCGTCGTAATAACGGTGATTCTTGCGACGTTAAGCTTCTACCAGCTTGGCTCAAGTGCTATTCGGCACTTGACAAGCACCACCGTCATCGGATCCCTGAAGGATTCGGCGACTGCGGCCTCATCTCCAACTGGGATGAGTCCGCCCCAAGTCTCGATCTCTCCGGAGAAAGAGGATGGGGATGGGGGGGTTTCACTTTCCATTTTCGGGAGGTGAAGGCAATGATAGGTTCCTTCTCCCAGATTGGTTCGCTTTTGGCTTACCTCAATGGGAACCGAACGGACTTCTCCCTTGGGCAGGAGTCCATTCGCGGAAGGTTCCTTCCCGCAAGAACGAGAACCGGCTACTCGTTAGAGTGGCCAAACCTCGGGCCCTGGCTGTAGCTAGGGTTTATCCTACCAGACGGTAGGTGGAGTTGAAAGGAATGAG